AGATGATTCACTTCATGAAGAAGAAATTGTTTACAAAGTTCAAGGTATACAGAAACCAGAGATGGATAGATTTAATTCAGCTGGTAGAATGATGGGTTTAAAAGTATCATTTCAAAAGAAAGGTAGTGATACAATGGTAACAATGAAAGGTACCAAAAAGAAATTAAGAGATTTTGATGCAGTTGCTAGAGGTAAATCCTCATACGGTGATGCATCAACAGTAAAACATTTTGACGAGAAATAAGAGGTAAATATGAAATTAATATCAGAACAATGGTCAGATGATGTAAATTATCTAATCGAAGAGGATCCTAAGACAGGTAAGAAACATGCCTTTATCGAAGGTGTTATGCTTCAGACAGAAGTAAAGAACAAGAATGGTCGCATTTATCCTAAAGAAGTAATGCAGAAAGAAGTCGCGCGTTATAACAAAGAATATGTTGAACAAAATAGAGCATATGGGGAACTAGGTCACCCTGAAGGACCAACAATCAATTTAGAGAGAACATCTCATCTAATAACAAGTTTAAAAGAAGATGGAAATAATTTCATCGGAAAAGCAAAAATCTTATCTACCCCTATGGGAGAAATAGTCAAGAACCTTCTTAACGATGGTGCAAGACTAGGAGTATCTAGTAGAGGTATGGGTTCACTAAAGGCCGACAAACAAGGTGTGAATATGGTACAATCCGATTTTCAGTTAGCTACCGCTGCTGATATCGTTGCAGACCCTTCAGCACCTGATGCTTTCGTAAATGGCGTCATGGAAGGTGTTGAGTGGATTTATGAGAACGGGTTGATCAAAGCGAAAAAGATAGAAGAATATAAACATTCTATCGCTCGTGCGAGAACTCATAAACTTCAAGAAGTTAAATTAAATGTATTTAATGACTTCCTGAAAAATTTATAATACATAAATACTATTAATACAATATTAAAGTTTTATAAAAAAGGAGTATTCTAATGTCAAGTTTAGAAAACACAATAGGCGAAGTAATCGCAGAAGCAGCTGATATTCAGCATAAAGTCCCTGGAAAAGGTGACTCAGCTCCTGCCACTATGTCTAGTCCTGATGCAGACGAACCAAAGAAAGATTCAGAAGCAGCGAAGAAAGCCGGAGATGCAACTAAACCTGCACCGAAGACTAACAAAGCTGACAACGGAGATTCAATGGAAGTGGCATCTGATGGCAAAACAAAAGTAGAAAAGGGTAAAGCAGTTAACCAAGAAGAAGTAGAATCTGATGAAGATGTTGTTTCTGAAATGGCTCATATGACTAAATCTGAAATGCTTAAAGCAGCTGTAGAGAAAATGAAAGAAATGTCTGGAAAAGAACTACAAGCTATGTATTCCAAAATGGAAACATCCGAGAAAGATGGCGAAGAAGACGAACAGTCCGAGTCACTAACTCGAAATGCTATAATTAGAAAAGTAGTAGAATCCCTAAAAGATCAAGAAATTTCTGAAGTCACAAACTTCATGGCAGAATTAGATAACGATGCTGATGACGGTGATTCAAAAGAGAAATTGAAAAAGACCACTAAAACTGAAGAAGATTCAGTTGAAGAAGGTGAACTTCCTGATGCTTTGAAAAAAGCGATCGCTAAGAAAAAAGGCGAAGAAGAAGAAGAAGTCAAAAAAGAAGAAATTGAAATCGACATGACAGATGACATCAATGCACTAGTTGCTGATGAAGACCTTTCAGAAGAATTCAAAGCAAAAGCTAAAACAATTTTCGAAGCTGCTGTTGCATCTAAAGTCAAAGAACAAATGACTGAAGCTGAAGCAAAGTTAGAAGAAGAAACAACACAGAAAATCGAAGAAATCAAAGATGATTTGACCGAGAAAGTAGACAACTACTTGAACTATGTTTCTGAATCTTGGGTTACAGAAAATGAATTAGCTATTGAGAGAGGACTTAAGTCTGAACTCACAGAAGATTTCATTAACGGTTTGAAAAAACTGTTTGAAGAACATTATGTTGAAGTACCAGAAGACAAGTTTGATGTAGTTGAAGAACTAGCAAACAGACTTGACGAAATGGAAGATAAGTTGAACGAAGAAGTTGCTAGCAACATTGTAGCTCAACAAGATATCGAAGAACTTCAGCGTGAAAAAATTATTAGCGAGTCATCTAATGACCTTGCTGATACTCAGGTGGAGAAGCTAAAAGCTTTATTAGAAGATGTAGATTTTGAAAATGTAGAGAATTTCGTAGAGAAAGTATCAACATTGAAAGAGTCCTACTTCGGAATTAAAACTTTAGAAGCTGTCTCTGACGATAGTACTGTAGTAAGTGAAGATGCAGACTTTTCAGGTAAAGGCGATGTCGCACAACCAATGAATGAGTCTATGTCAAAATACACTTCTGCATTAAGTAAATTTTCTAAGCTTGACGCTTAGAAATTAAATAGGAGAGATAAACAAATGTTTATGTCAGAAAACTTACAAGAAAAATGGGCGCCAGTCCTCGAACATAAGGATCTTCCGAAAATTGAAGATAATTATAAGAGAGCAGTGACTTCCGTTATACTTGAAAACCAAGAAAGAGCGATTAACGAAGAAAGAGGTGCGATGAATGAAGCACTTGGAGCTGGAACTGGTACTGTAGTAGGTACTGGAGCAACTGCAACTGCAGATAATTGGGATCCAATTCTTATTTCTTTAGTTCGTAGAGCGATGCCAAACTTGGTAGCCTATGATATATGTGGTGTTCAGCCAATGACAGGACCAACTGGTCTTATCTTTGCAATGAAAGCTAGATATGTTGATAGTACAACTACTGTTGATAGAACAGAAGCCTTATTCAATGAAGCCGATACAGACTTCAGTGGAACAGGTACGCATGCGGGTTCAGACCCATTTGCATCTGGTTCAGCTAACAGTGCCGTACAATCAGGTTACACAACTGGTGCAGGAGTTGCAACAGCAACTGCTGAGATCGACGCTACGATTCCAGAAATGTCGTTCACGATTGAAAAAGCTACAGTAACAGCAAAAAGCAGAGCGCTAAAAGCTGAGTACACAATCGAACTCGCACAAGACCTTAAAGCAATTCATGGTCTTGACGCTGAAACAGAATTAGCTAACATTCTGTCTGGTGAAATCCTTGCGGAAATCAACAGAGAAGTTGTTAGAACAGTTAACACTCAAGCAAAAGTAGAAGGACTAGCGTCTGAAGCTAACTTGACTGGAACAGCTGTAAACGGACAATTCAACTTAGATACAGATTCTTCAGGAAGATGGTCAGTTGAAAAATTCAAAGGTCTTATGTACCACATTGAAAGAAATGCAAATGTTATTGCACGACAAACACGAAGAGGTAAAGGTAACTTTATCATGTGTTCAAGTGATGTAGCTTCTGCTCTAGCAATGGCTGGTGTACTAGATTACGCACCTGCATTATCAACTAATTTATCAGTTGACGATACAGGAAGTACCTTTGCTGGAATCTTAAATGGTTCTATCAAAGTGTATATCGACCCATACTACACTAAAGTCGCACAGCGACCTACTGGTGTAACTGGTGGTGAAGGATATTGCACAGTCGGTTATAGAGGAACTAATCCTTTTGACGCTGGTGTGTTCTATTGTCCTTATGTACCATTACAAATGGTTCGTGCAGTTGGTGAAGATACTTTCCAACCAAAAATCGGTTTCAAAACTCGTTACGGCATGGTTTCAAATCCATTCGTAGGAGCGACTCCGGCTAGTGGTTTGGCAACAGCTAACACTAACTCTTACTACAGAAGTTTCGAAGTTTTAAACCTTCTATAAGCAAAGTAGTAATAAAACAAATTTTGTTTTCAAAGACCCCTTTAAGGGGTCTTTTTTTTGGCATAAATATAAGTACAATGAATGAAACCTCTAACAATAACGACAGATCGAACTGGTACGGTATTGAAGAAGGAAACTATAAGATAAAAGATATGATGATACAATATGATGAACTACTACACGAATATTCTAACGAAGATAGAAAGTGTGAAGTATGGGTGAAAGACGGCGTTTTTGGAATAAGAAAATTCCTAAATAATGTCTGGCAAGAAGACAAACTAATAGAAGACCACAATGAAATGTACGCTGAGAACGCTGCAGAGAATTGGGTACTAAGGGTAAACAGTTAATATGGCAACAGCAAATTGGCAAACAGATCAACCAACTAACTTAAATTACTTAAGTCCAGTAAATTTTGATTTACAGATAAACAAGTTACCTCAAACAAAGTATTTTTGTACAGGTGTAACATTACCAGGAGTAGTCTTTTCAGAAGCATTACACTCATTGCCTTTAGCTATTAACTCTTATCTACCAGGTGATAAAATAGAATTTGATCCTTTAAATGTAAAATTTCTAGTAGATGAAGATATGAAAAACTACATGGAAATCTTTAATTGGATTATGGCATTGGGACCAGGTAGTGATGAAGGAGATTTTCAAAATCTCACAGGTTCATCAAAAAATACTTCAGGTCAATTTAGTAACTCAGACTTCTCTAAAATGTATTCTGATGCTACTTTATTCGCTAATACATCATCTAACAACGCTAATGTTGAATTTCAGTTTCAAGATTGTTTTCCTACAAGTCTTGGTTCTATTGAATTCAATTCACAAGCTGACGGAGTTGAATACGCAACATGCGATCTAACATTGAGATATACTTTATTTAAAGTAAGAACCAGTACTTAAAAAGTACACTATATACTATATACATTATGAATTTAAAAGAAATACAAGCTATGTGGAAGTCCGATTGTCAAATTGACGATATCGAACTTGACGCATCCTCACTAGAAGTACCAAAACTACACGCTAAATACGCTGAACTACTACAAGATAAGAAGTTAGAAGTTATTCGTTTCGAAAGAAAAATGAAAGAACTTGATAAAGATAAGTGGTTGTGGTATGGTGGTAAAATGACTCGGGATCAAATTGAAGATCATAATTGGGACTATGATCCATTCGGTGGACTTACAGTTCTAAAATCTGATTATCACAAATTCACAGGTGCTGATAAAGACATTCAAGACTTGAATGATAACTTACAATACCTAAGAGTATCAGTTGAAGCATTAACTGATATTGTCTCTCAAATTACTTGGAGACATCAAACAATAAAGAACATTATAGAATGGCGAAAGTTCATGGCAGGCTCGTAGTAGCTAAAACTGATGAAGTATATCTAACGATATCTACAGAAGACTCAATAAGAAAAGAACTCTCCGAATTTTTTAAGTTTAAAGTTCCTGGTTCTG